GGCTCGCTCCATCATCTCGCTACAGCGGCTGGAAAACGGCAGGGATGCGCGGAAAGCGTAAAACAACGGCCCGCAGTGGCATGATGTACGACGACGAGTGAGAGCGTACGTCAAAACCAGGGCGAGCAAAGTAATAGCATTTTGCGAAACACTACCGGTACCGGACGGTAAGCTTGCCGGAAGCAAGGTCAGGTTGCGCGTGTGGCAAAAGCGGCTCATCCGTCGCGCTTACAAGCCCGGCAAGGGCGGGTTGCGAAAGGTCAAGCAAGCCGTGCTGTCTATGCCTCGCAAAAACGGGAAGACCGCCCTCATTGCGTGTCTTGTCCTGTGTCACCTCTGCGGACCTGAAGCAATTCGCAACGGTCAGCTATACTCAATTGCTTTCGACAGGGAGCAGGCTGCGATCGTCTTTCGGTACGTATCAGCGATGATATACATGGACCCTGAGTTAAGCGCACGGTTAAGTGTGCACGAGACCGGCAAGAGGATCACCGATCCTGTAAGCGGATCGATTTACACCGCTCTCTCCAGGGAGAGTCGCAGCAAACATGGCAAGTCAACGAGCTTTCTCATCTGCGATGAGTTGGGCCAATTTGGAAGCAACCGCGAACTTTACGACACGATGATGACGTCAACTGGAGCGCACGATGACAGTATGTGTTGGGTGATCTCAACGCAGGCGCGCGACGACAGTGCGGTGCTGTCTGAGCTTATTGATTATGGGTTGCGTGTTGAGAGTGCTGACATCACTGACGACACCTTTATTCTCGAGCTCTATGTCGCACCCAGCGAAGCAGACATTTGGTTGGAAAAGGTCTGGCATAAGTGCAACCCGGCTCTCGGTGATTTTCGCTCAATGGATGAAATGCGAAACTATGCCTTTAAGGCAAAGCGTATTCCATCGATGGAAAATTCGTTTCGCAATTTATATCTCAATCAACGAATAGAAGCGAACGAAACATTTATTCGGAAAGTACAATGGGATAAGTGTAGCGGGTCAATCGCCCTTGCCGGGCCGTGTTATGCCGGGCTTGACCTTAGCGGTAAAAATGACTTGTCCGCACTGGTGCTTGTTTCTGACGTGGAGCACCTTTGCGCGGTGAGCTGTTTTTTTTGGAAACCGGGAGACGCTATTGCGGCCCATGAAGAGCGAGACCGCGCGCCTTACCGGACATGGGTCAAGCAAGGACACATCGAGGCGCGAGACGGCCCGGTTATTGATTACGGATACATTGCCCGGCGCATCGCTGAGCTTATCAAAAGCCCGGGCATTATCGCTCTTGCCTTTGATCGATGGCGCATCGATGACATGCGCCGGGAGCTGGACGAGATCGGTATTGCGACATGGATACACGGCAAGGATGACCCAAGCGAAGAACTGCTCTGTCTCATCCCTCACGGCCAAGGCTTCAAAGACATGAGTCCTGCCGTCGAGGTACTGGAGGATGCGGTAAGCTCTGCTGCGCTGCGTCACGGCGACAATCCTGTCCTGAATATGTGCGCGGCAAACGCAACTGTTACGACTGATCCGGCAGGGGGGCGCAAGTTCGACAAGCGCCGGCAATATCAACGTATTGATGGCATTGTCGCTCTGGCAATGGCGCTAAATGCGAAAGATCGATTGTCCGAATCTGTCCGAATCTGTCCGAGTCCGTACGAGGATCGCGGGATACGCAGTCTGTAGTTGCGCGCACTACTGCCGAGGCGTATAGCTGAGGTCGTGGGCATATTCTCAAAGTTTGCAAAGCGCGAAAAGCGCGACGCTGGTTCTCAGCGCGCCGACAGCCTCATTGCCGCTCATTTTTTCCAGGGCCTGATTGGGTCAGTGTCCCAGGCGGGGATACAAGTGACCCCGCAAAAAGCGATGGGTGTGGCCACGGTTTACGCCTGCGTTAACGTCTTGTCACGGACGATTTCAACTTTGCCCCTGCATGTGTACCGCCGCTCGGGAGACAAAAACGAAAAAGCATACGATCAAAGAGTTTACGACTTATTGCACAATGCACCAAACTCAGAAATGACGAGTGCTGATTTTCGAGCGGCGGTACAGGGGGACCTTTCGCTGCGGAACAACGGGTACGCGCAGATCGTGCGCGACCGCACTGGCCGCATAATCGAGCTTATCCCCGTGCGCACGGAGCACATGCATGTCTATCGCAACCTTGCCGGAGAACTGCGATACCGATACAGCAACGGCTCTCAAACAATTGGCCTTGGCGCGAATGAGGTGATCCACCTCAAGGGGCACACGCGTGACGGACTCCTCGGGGAAGACCTTGTCCGCATGTGTAATGACGTAATAGGTTTGGCTATCGCCCTCGACGTAAACGCCTCGAAGTATTTTGCGAACGGCTCTCGTCCTGGCAATATCTACGAGCACCCCGGAGTGCTCACGGACAAGGCATTCGATCGGTTAAAAGAAGACCTGAAAAAAAAGTCGGGACCGGGAAATGAATTTCAGGATATGATCCTTGAGGACGGGCTGAAAATGGCTAAGGCCCGAAGCGAGAATAGAGACAGTCAGTTTGACGAGTCTCGCAACCGTCAGTCTCTTGCTATCTGCTCACTATTCGGCGTGCCGCCGCATAAGGTTGGCATTGTTTCGAATCAGCCACGGGCCAACGTCGAGCAAGAAAATATTTCTTTCGCAGTCGACACAATACGTCCGCTCTGCGTCGTGTGGGAGCAGGTGCTAAATCAACGACTTTTTACAGCCGAAGAGCGGCGCATATACTACGCAGAGTTTGACATTAGCGGACTGGTGCGCGGAGACCTCAAGACGCGCTACGAGGCTTATGCGCAAGCGCGTCAATGGGGATGGCTGAGTGTCAACGAAATCCGCAAGAAGGAAAACATGAACCCTATAGGTGTTGGCGGCGATACGTATATGCAGCCCCTGAACATGACCGGACTGGGACAACAGGAGGAAGCCAATAATGCCTGAGAAAGCAAACATTGAGCGCCGCGAATACAGCGTCACAATCGAAAAATTAAATGACGACAAGACAATTGTGCTCGAAGGATACGCAGCCGTCTTCGACTCACTGAGCGAAGACCTTGGCGGCTTTCGCGAAGTAATTCGGCATGACGCATTCAGCGCGACCCTGTCTGACCCTGATGCAGACATCTATGCCCTCAATCAGCATCGCAGCGACCAGCCTCTTGCCCGACGAGCAAACGGAACCCTCAATGTCTCAGTAGACGCAAGGGGGCTAAAGATTCGAATTGAACTTAGCTCGACAAGTTATGCCAGGGATTTGGCTATCGAGGTTGAGCGCGGAACAGTCGATCAGATGTCGTTTTCATTTTATGTCATCGAGGACCGCTGGCACGAGCCGGACGACACCCACGACGACTACTTGAGAGAGCTACTATCAGTCGAATTGATTGAAGTTAGTCCTGTCACTTTTCCAGCGTACAAAGCAACCGACATTGGTGTTGCGCAGCGTGCGCTTAGAGATTTTCGGGGCGTAAAAGCTCCACGGAAAAACAACTCGCTCGCAGCAATGACGCTGCGACACCTGAAACTAAAAATCAAAGCACAAGAACAAGAACATGAATGAGAAACTAAAAAATCTCTTGGCGCTGCGGGCGGCTCTACTTGAAAAAATGGAGTCCTTCCTGAACGCTGAGGAAAAAGATCAAACCGACGAGGCACGCGCCTTGTTTAATAACAACGAACAAGAGGTCGGCAAGATCGGTTCACAGATCGACCAGGTGCGCAGGCAAATCGCCCATCAGAAGCGTCAGGCAGAAGAGAAGATCGAACAGGAGTTAGAAGAGCAGCGCTCTTCAGAGCCCTCAACTCCCCGCGCCATCGGAGACCCAGCCAATCGTGGCGAATCGGTATCGGACACAAAAGACATACGCAAATTCAGCCTGCATCGCCTTTGTCAGCGTCTTGCAGGTGGGCAAGCGCTCGACGGCATTGAGGCCGAGATGGCACAGGAGGGCCTCAAGGAAGCACGCGAAAGTGGATTCACCCCGCAAGGCACGATCCTCAGCAAGCGTGTTGTTTCTCCTGGGAAGATGCTCAATCAGCGCGACATGACCGCTACCAGCGGGACAAACCTGCAACAGGGAGGCATGACCATCGAGACCGATAAGGGGTCGCTGATCGACTCTCTGTTTGAGTCGCTTGTCTTTTCCCGTGCTGGCGCGCAGATGCTTACCGGCCTTGTCGGTAACATTGACCTTCCGCGAATCGTCAAGGGGACTGCCCCAGCGCAGAAGTCCGAGCAGGGCTCCGCTGACGAGTATAGCCCAACGACTGCGCAGTTGTCTCTCTCGCCGAAACGCCTTCCGAGTAAGACGCAAGTCAGCAAGCAGCTGCTTTTGCAGTCGAGTAATCAGAGCCTTGATGCCTTCCTGGAGCGTCACATCAACATTCTGCTGCGCTCCCTAATCGAAAGTCGTACGATCACAGGCAACGGCGGCACGTCCCCTGTTGGCATTCTGAATACGTCTGCGATTGGCGCAGTCGTTGGCGGCACCAATGGCGCGGCTCCTGACTGGGATGATATTGTCGAGCTTGAGACCAAGGTGGCGACGGAGAATGCTGACATTGGCAACCTGTTCTACTTGTCCAATGCAAAAGTCCGGGGCAAGCTCAAGCGCACCCCGAAGGCGTTAGACGCAAGCAGCGATGCAGTGGACTCAATGTTCATTCTCGATGACCGCAATGGCGGGCCTCTCAACGGCTATGACCAGCTCTGGACAAACAACGTCCCTAGTGACCTCACTAAAGGCAGCTCTAGCGAAATCTGTTCTGCGATCATCTTCGGGAATTTTCTTGATCTGGTAATGGCACAGTGGGGGGGAGTTGAAATCCTTGTTGACCCCTTCACAGGTGCCGATACTGGTACCACAAATATCCACGCAGCCGTCTATTACGATGGCGGCGTGACGCGGCCTGAATCCTTCGCCGCGATGAAAGACGTGCTCACTAGCTGAGCGTGATGGTTGAGGGGCGGCAAGGTTGTTATTCTTTCTTTCTTGCCGCCCCAATCCCATTTACGGAAATGAAAAACCTAAAACAGTATATCGGAATCCATGAGGATGAAGTCGCCTGGGTGTTTGGCAAAGGCCATACACTTGCGGACTTCGACATGTCTTCCGCTGGAAAGATCAGGTGCGCGATTAACGATGTCGTGCAAGCTGTACCTGACTGCATGTACTGTTTTGCAAACGACAGTATCAACGATTGGTCTGACATGTATCAGGACAGTCATGTAATTTTTTCACCGAGCCGTACATACACGGACGGCTTTTTGAAGGCGAAGCCCTCGCCGCGCGGCGAGCACATACTATTTGACGACGATCACGACCACGGCCAGTTGGCCGAAGAATGGATCACTCGCGAAGTATTGTCCGATAAGCTTGTAATTCGGCACGGTACGCTCAACAGCGCCCTGCAAATTTTATGGATTATGGGTATCCGTAAAATTGTTTGCGTCGGCATTGATGGCGGCCAGTCACACTCACGGGGGTGGCAATGGCGTACACGTCTACGCAATGAGCACTACCGCGACTACAACCGTATTCGCAATGAATTTATTCAAGCCGCCGACTGGCTTGGAATCGAACTCCAGTTTTCTGGGCTGAACGGAAGGAATGAAGTAATGACAGATGGTAAAATATCAGTGAAGATAAAAGCCGATTGTTTTTTCGGAGACATTGCCGCTACTCAGGGGAGCGTCCACAAGGTAACTCCAGATATTGCCCAGCAGCTTTTTGGTTGCGGCAAAGCAATTCCCTTTCGCGAGACCACAGTCGTGACAGAAGAGGCCAGGCTTGACCGTCCGCCCCCTCGACAAGCAGCAAAAAAGACGACTAAGACGACTGCGGCAAAGAAATAATATATGTGGAAAGTACTCACAGCGGCAAACGGAACTGTATTGTCTGTCGAAGATTTGGCGGACTTTATTCGCGTGTCTTGTGAGTCCGAAGATTCTCAACTTGGACAACTTATTGAGGCGGCAACTGTTTTCTTCGAGAACCGGACTCGCCGTGTCCTGCTGGAGTCGAAGATACTTGCGACTTACCCGTCGTTCGGCTGTTACGTCGATGTCCCGATTGGTGTCGCAAGTGCAATTGACTCAATTGAGTACCTGAGAAACGGTAGCTATGTGGCAATGGATAGCAGTGACTATGCACTATTGACTGGCTACTGGCCGGGCAGAATACACGTCAAGGTCCCCCCCCCTGCAGACATTGACCCGGAGTCGCACAAAGTAACATACATCGCTGGCGAAAAGCCTGCCGAGGTCGACCCGGGCATAAAGCACGCTGTCCGCTTAATCGCATCTCATTTTTACGAGCAACGCATACCCGTAGCGATGATGACAACAATGGCCCAAGTACCATTTACGCTACAGGCACTGATTGACCAATATAGGATTATACGGACATGAGCAGACCACTAATTAAACGCCTTCGCATTTTCGCCGACATTGCTCGCCCCAAGACACTGACAGACCTTTTGGGTAATCAGCGGCTGTCATACTTTCGCGGCAACGATATACAATTTGAGATTGCCGTTGCGGAGAATGGCAACCTGATCGACGCAAGCAAGATTGAGGAGATAATAATACAGGTCAAAGACCTTGCAAATGGACAAGCCCCGCCACCTTCTTCTCCCTCTCTTATTGAGGTCACCCTGGGATCGGACAACATCAATGACAATCTTACGCTGGCTGATTGGCAAAGCGGAGAGTACGAGCACGGGACATTGGTGGTGTCGGCTGAAGACAGCAACATCGCTGCCGGAGAGAAACACTTTGTGCTCTGGATCACAACCAACGAGACACCCGCGAACACCACGACCTGCATAGTCGGGCGCATTAACGTTGAAGAGGATGGCGCCGGACTCATCGCGCCGCCTGATCCGATTGAGAATTATCTGAGCACAACAACCGGAGACGCCCGTTACTACCAGCGTGGCCTTGTCGATCAGCTTCTCGATGACAAAGCCGACCTCGTGGGCGGCAAGGTGCCAGCCGCACAGCTACCCGCAATCTCCGTTGGCGAAACCCTCTCCGTCGCCGACCAAGCCGAACGCCTCGCCCTAACCGAAGAGGAAGCGCAGGGCAAGATCGTAGTGCAAGCCGACAACGGCGAAAGCTACGGCCTGATCTCCGGCGGCGACCCGAGCGACAGCGCCGACTGGGTCCAGATTGGAGACCGCGACATCACCGCCGCCGACATAACCGACAGCGGCGCAACTGGCCGAACATTGCTACAGAGCGCAGACGCAGCCACGGCCAAGACTGAGCTTGACTTAGATGAGGTCGACAACACCGCCGACACGG